CTTCCGCCGCCCTACGGGGCATGCTGTAAGAATGGGGGCTCCGGCCCCCATTTTCCCAATACCAGGAGAAGTACATGCGTCCGATCAAGCTGGGTCCGTACACGCCTGCCGTGGCGTCCACGACCGCGTTCAACGCCCAAACATTCAACAGCACCGGCGCTGCCAAGGCGCCGACCACCACCTCGACCACCGACGGGCTGGCGCATTACGTGACGTTGACCTCGCCAGCCCAGGCTACCCTGGCCGGCATCACGTTCACGATCCTCGGCACTGACCCCGACGGGCACACGATCACAGATACGGTGACCGGGCCTGCAAGCGCGTCGACCACCACCAGCACCAAGTTCTTCAAGACCATCACAACCATCACGCCGTCGGCGACGATGGGCGCGCTGGTGCTGTCGATCGGCATTGCGGTGACGGCAATCACACCAACAATCGCGCTGACGAATTCGGTGGCTGCTGCGGGCATGACGGTGGCGGTGACTGGCACGATCAACTACACGATGTACGAGACCTTTGCCAACGTGTACGTGCATGACGCCAACAGCGTTTCCACGACGATCTCGGCATTGGCAGCAAAGACAACCACCCTTTCGGCCAACTCTTCTGTCAGCGCGACGGGGGTGCTCCTGCTGATCAACTCGGTGACCGCCAGTGCAACGGTCACCGTGTTCCTGAACCAAGCCTCGTCGGGCCAAGCGTAATGCCCCGCAAGTACGCCACCGGCGGCCCGGCCCTACGGCCTACCGTGACCGACGAGCTGCGCAAAGCGCAGTTCGATGCGGACATCGCCCAGGCCAAGAGCGGCGACACCCGGGAGAATTCCCGTGCGGCGCTGGACAGGCTTGCGGCCCGTGGTGTTGATCTCCCGGGCTTGGTGCGTGGGCGCATGCCGCTGGAGGCCGGCAACAAGGAGAACTACAAGGAAGGCGGCTTGTACGCCAACATCCGCGCCAAGCAAGAGCGCATCGAGCGGGGGTCTGACGAGAGAATGCGCCGCCCAGGCGCGAAGGGCGCGCCAACTGCTGAAGCGTTCAAGCAGTCCGCCAAAACGGTAGAGAAAAAAGAAGGTGGCCCATCACTGGCGATCGGGCGGGGTGAGAAGCTGTCGGTTGCCAAGGGCGCCGGGCTCACCGCCAAAGGTCGCGCGAAGTACAATCGGGAGACCGGATCGCACCTCAAGGCGCCGCAGCCCGGCGGGGGTGGCCGCAAGGACTCGTTCTGCGCCAGGATGTCCGGCGTGGTGGAGCACTCGAAGGGTGACGCACCCCGCGCCAAGGCGTCGCTGAAGCGTTGGAAATGCCCCGGCTGGTAAAGGACTGACATGGCGTACTCAGGCACCGTTGGACAGACGACCATCAGCGTCCAGAAACTGATCGACCACGGTGCTCGTCGTGCGGGTAAGCTCGCCGAGGAACTGACGGTCGAGCAGGTCCAGGCCGCCAAGGAGTCGCTCTTCTACGTCCTGAGCAACCTGATCAACCAGGGCATCCAGTACTTCGCCATCAAGAAGCAGGTCATCGGCCTGATCGCCAACCAGTACGAGTACTCGCTCGCGGTTGGTGGCAATGACGTCCTGAACGCGCTGTACCGGACCATGACGCAGCCCTCTGGCGGGTACACCAGCTCTGCCGGCGGCACGGTCGCCAACGTCTACGACCAGAACACCACGACGTTCTGCGCGCAGACGTCCGCCAACGGAAACATCGCGGTCGACTACGGCGCCAGCAACCCGCAGTACCTGGGCTCAATCGGGTTCATGCCGTACGTCTCTGGGGGTGGCGGCGCGACCTGGAGCTACGTGCTTGAGGCGTCCGCCGACAATGCCACCTGGACGGCCCTGTACACCGCCACGAGCGAGGCGGTGACCAACGGGCAGTGGGTCTGGCAGGACATCGACCCGGGCGCCAACGTGTCGTACTACCGGATGCGCGCCACCGGCGGCACCACCCTGGCGCTGCGTGAGCTGTACTTCGGGAACAACTCGACCGAGATCACCATGTCGCGGCTCAACCGTGACGATTATGTAAATCTTCCCAATAAAAACTTCACGGCCAACCAGCCTTTCCAATATTGGCTTAATCGCACAATACCCCAGGCCACACTGACAGTCTGGCCGACGCCGTCCAGTTCTTTCGTGCAGATGACGGTGTGGTATTCGGCCTACATTGAGGATGTGGGCGCTTTGAGCGGGCAATTGGCGATACCCGATCGGTGGTTGATGGCGATTCAAAATATGCTGGCGCATCAAATGGCGCAAGAGCTCCCTGGCGTTGATGTCGGGCGAATCCAATACCTTGAGGTCCAGGCCGAGAAGTATTTCAATATGGCAGAACAAGAGGAAAGAGATCGTTCGCCAATTTATTTTGCTCCGAATATATCAGTATATTCTAGATAATGAATTACACCCTCACCTACCAGCGGCTGATTGCTAAAGCCGGTATCAGAGGCTACGTAGACGGTTACGTAGAGCAACACCATATCCTGCCCAAAGCACTGGGCGGGAGCGACGATAGATCCAATTTAGTATTTCTTACGGCCCGGGAGCATTTCCTAGCGCACATGTTACTAGCCAAAATTCATGGCGGTAATTTGTGGCTGCCTGTTGTCCGTATGAAACGGTTTAAGGACGGGTCCAAAGCTAATTCACGATTGTACGAGATTGGTCGTATTGCTAACGCAAAAGAGGTTAGTAAACGGCTCAAGGGTACGAAGCTGACTGAAGAGCATAAGCAGAAGATTAGTGATTCGGGGCGTGGGGCTAAACGTTCGGACGAAACAAAACAACGAATTTCTGCGGCCTTAAAAGATAAACCTAAGTCAGAACAGCACAAAAGATCCTTATCTGAAGCCAATTTAGGGTGTAAAAAACTGACCGTAAGCCCGTTGAAAGGGCGTAAGCAGAGCCCTGAGCACATTGCTAGGCGTCTTGCGGCAAGCAGTGTTACCGTAGCCGAAAGGGCCACGTAATGCCACGCTTCCTCGACACCCGGGGCGGTTCGGACATCGCCATATTCATTTGCGACCGGTGCAAGATGAAGCGCGCGCACTCGGTGGCCCGGTCTGACCCGAACTTTCCCGGTTTGCTAGTATGCGACCAGGGGTGCGCGGACGAGAAGGACCCGTACCGGCTGGCGCCGCGTCCGACGGAGAAGATCACGATCAGGTTTCCCAGGCCCGATGTCAGCATCGCCACGGACCCGAACGCGATTGAGACCACCGGCAACAACCAGTTTGACCTGTCGCCAGAACAGAACACGCAGACCCCATCGAACAACGGGAACCTCGACACCTTGACCACCTCCCCGGGGCAGTAATGGCAAACGTAACAATCACCGAACTACCTGCCGCTGGTGCGATCACGGGGACGGAATCGGTCCCGATCGTCCAGAACGGGGTGACGGTACAGACGACGACCGCAGCACTTGCCGGGTCGCCCGTGCAGACCCAGACCTTCCTGACCAAGAACCAGGAGCCCACGCTCAACAACAGCCGCGCGCTGTCCAACGGGACCGGTGTGGGGCTCGTGGATGCGGGGGCGCAGTCTACCCTCACCATCACCCTGAACGCGGCCTCCGGGAGCCTTGAGGCGGCCTCCAACGGCATGATTGCCAAGACCGCCAGCAACACGGTGGCCGCCAGGACAATGTCCTCAACCACCACCGGCCTGTCGGTCACCAACGGTGACGGCGTTGCGGGCAACCCGACGTTCGCACTGACCGGGGTTGCCCTGGCGGTGGCCGGCGCGACGGGCACCGGCGCCCTGGCGCTGACGAGCTCGACGACGGTGTCGACCCGGACGATCCTGGGCACGTCCAGCCAGATCGACGTCACCGACGGTGACTTCGCCAACTCCCCGGTCATCGCGATCTCGGCGGACCCGGTGCTGTCGGGCAACGGGGGCCTAGTCGTCCCGGTGGGCACTACCGGGCAGCGCGGGTCGTCCACCAACGGCAACTTCCGGTACAACTCAACCACGGGCACCTTCGAGGGCTACGCGAACAACGTGTGGGGCTCGATCACCACGGGTTCCGGTGTGACGTCAGTCGCGCAGTCGTTCACGGGCGGCCTGATTGCTGTCTCGGGGTCCCCGATCACCAGTACGGGCACCCTGGCCTTGACGGTCGCCGGCACGTCCGGCGGCGTTCCGTACTTCTCCAGCGGCACGACCTGGGCGTCGTCTGGCGCGCTGACGGCCAACGCAATTGTCCTGGGCGGCGGCGCTGGCGCTGCCCCTGCGCCGCTTGCGAGCCTGGGCACCACCACCACGGTCCTGCACGGCAACGCCGCCGGTGCGCCTACCTTCGGGGCGGTGAGCCTGACGGCGGACGTCTCGGGCACGCTCCCGATCGCCAACGGCGGCACCGGGGCCACGACCAGCGCCGGCGCGGCCTTTGCGCTGAAGGGCGCGAACACTGACCTGACCTCGGTTGCGCTGACCACGGGCACGGTGAGCACCACGCCGTCCGGCAGCACCGACATCGCGAACAAGAGCTACGTCGACACGGTGGCCCAGGGCCTGGACACCAAGGCGTCCTGCATTGCGGCAACCACGGTCAACATCACGCTGTCCGCCCCGCAGACCATTGACGGCATCGCCCTGATAGCGGGCGATCGGTGCTTGGTCAAGAACCAGTCGACCACCGCGAACAACGGCATTTATCTCGTCGCTGCGGGCTCGTGGACCCGCGCCCTGGACATGGACACCTGGGCCGAGGTGCCTGGGGCGTACGTGTTCATCGAGACCGGGACCACCCAGGCCGATACCGGCTGGGTTTGCACGAGCAACGCTGGCGGCACGATCGGCGTGACCGCGATCACTTGGGCGCAGTTCTCCGGCGCAGGATCCGGTGTCAGCTCGCTCAACTTCGGCACGACCGGCCTGACGCCGGCCAGCGCCACCACCGGTGCCATCACGGTCGCCGGCACCCTGGCGGTCGCCAATGGCGGCACGAACATCACCAGCTACGCGATCGGCGACCTGATCTACGCCTCGACCACCGGGGTGCTGTCTAAGCTGGCGGATGTCGCCACGGGCAACGCCCTGATCTCTGGTGGTGTTGGGGTGGCCCCGAGCTATGGCAAGATTGGCCTGACCACGCATGTCAGCGGGACGCTGCCTGTCGCCAACGGCGGCACAAACGCATCCACTGCCAGCATTACCTCATTCAACAACATCACCGGCTACCCCGCTGCCGGGGCTACGGGCACCACAAGTACCAACCTAGTTTTCTCAACGTCGCCAACGTTCACGACGAGCATGGATTCCGGGGCAACATTTACAGCTTTCGCCGGGGCAACTACTTCTCTTACCATAGGTGGCACAGGGGCAACTTCGGTGTTTGCAGTGCCTGGAACGTTGGAACAATCAAGCACAACTGGGGCTATGACGGTAGCCGGTGGCGTTTACATAGCCAAGAAACTGACTGCAATCGGCGGCATTTCAGGCGGCACATTTTAAGGAACTACGATGGCAGCAACAGGCTTTACCCCAATTTCGCTGTACTACACGACCACAGCAGCGGCTGTACCGCTCAACACCAACCTTGTTGCCGGGGAGTTGGCGCTCAATACCCTTGACGAGAAGCTGTACTTTAAGAACAGCGCAGGGACGGTCAAGCTGTTGGCAAGCAACGGTGCAACGACCAACGTAACGACCTTTGCTGGGGGCACCACGGGCCTTACACCGGCATCTGCTACGTCTGGTGCAGTTACCCTGGCAGGAACCCTGGCAGTCGCCAACGGGGGCACCAACGCCACTACAGCCAGCATCACATCGTTCAACAACATCACGGGCTACACAGCCTCTGGTGCCACTGGGACGACCAGCACGAATCTGGTCTTCTCTACTACGCCGACGATCACCACCCCGGTACTGACCAACCCCACGATCACAGCGTACCTTGAGACTGCCCCGGCCATTGCGAACAGCAGCACTGCGGTGACCCTGGCCCTAGCTTCTGGGACGGTCTTGAGCTACACGCTGACTGGCAACTGCACCTTCACCATGCCCACCGCCACAAGCGGCACCAGCTTCATCGTCAAGTTGATCCAAGACGGCACTGGCGGGCGCACAGCGGTGTTTACAGGCGTCAAGTACCCAGGTGGCACGGCACCGACGATCACCACCACAGCGACCACCGGCACTGACATCATCAGCTTCGTGTGCATCAACTCGATTTGGTACGGTAACGCAGCCCAGGCGTTCGCATAATGTTTGCAGCACTCAACTCCTTCCTGACCCGTGCGGTGACGGGGTACTTCCTGAACAAATCCCTGCGCTTCCGGTCTTCTGCGAGTGCGTATTTGAACAGGACCGCTTCCGCTGCTATTAGTACTTTCACGGTGTCGATGTGGGTTAAGCGTGGGACGTTGACCAGCAACTATCAGTACTTGTTTAGCCATCCAAATAGCGGCAATACGGACGGGTATGGGTTGGCTTTCAACATCACTACGGACACCCTGTATTACTACAACGGTACGGCGCAGGCAACCACCGCAGCCTATCGAGACCCTGCGGCTTGGTATCACATTGTTTTCTCTAACAATGCCGGATCGTTCACACTATACGTCAATGGTGTATCTGTAAAGACTGGCACTGCCACTGCAATTCCTAGCGGCGCGGTGATGAACTTGGGCCGGTACGGCTTTAGCTCAACTTACTACTTTGATGGTGAACAAGCCGAGATCAACTTCGTAGACGGTCAAGCCCTAGCCCCCACAGCCTTCGGCGCATCCAGCATCTACAACCAGTGGTTACCCAAGAAGTACACCGGGACATACGGGACCAATGGGTTCTATTTGCCGTTCACGGGTAGCGCGGGTAGTTCTTTCTCTTCCTACGCTGGTACGTTTGACGGTAGTACGCAGTCTATCAGTGTTGCTAGTAATGCTGCTTTCCAGTTTACTGCGGACTTTACTATTGAGTGCTGGCTATACTTAACCGCTGCAAACTTGGGCAAAACATTTTATGCCACCGGGTCTTCTGGAACAACGGACATTCAATGCAACGTAAGCTCTGGTGGTTTTGCGCAGTTCTTCTCCCCTGGCGGGGGCACTTCTTTTGGGATCACTGGGACAACGGCGCTTGCACAAAATACTTGGTATCATTTTGCAGTAACTAGAAGTGGTTCAACGGTACGGTTGTTTGTAAATGGTACTCAAGAAGCATCTGGCACTAACGCTGCCACAATGCCAAGTGCTCTCTCAGCAACATTTATCGGTTCTTATCTTAGCACTACATTTTTGTTTGCAGGGCGCATCTCCAACTTCCGGGTAGTCAAAGGCACAGCGGTCTACACAAGCAACTTCATTGTTCCTACCACTGCGCTAACCGCAATCTCTGGCACATCCCTGCTGACCTTGCAGAACGCCACGATCATAGACAACAGCACCAACGCTTTCACCATCACCAATACAGGTACTGTCGTAACGTCTACGCAAACGGTGACTACCGCCGCTACCCAAGCCAACCTTACAGCAGACTCCAGCGGCAACGCCAACAACTGGACACCGAACAACATCAGCCTCACTGCCGGGTCCACATACGACTCACTGACTGATGTG